CCACGGGATGGGTGGAAACGTGGTTTGGCTCGATTTTGCCGCCGGTTGCAGCGTGCTGCATGGCCTGCATCACGTCCTGATGCGTGGTTTCCTCGTCCCCGGCCTTATCCCACACCGCATGATGCGCGTCCGCAAGCGGCTTCCACTGCCAATCCTCGAGGTTCTTGGTCTTGGGGTCGGTGTAACCGCCAAGAAGGCCCCCGCCTGCCTTCCCGGGGCGATACGCCTTTGCGGTCAGGAGGGCCTTGCGGGTGATCTTCTTCATATCTCAGTGCCTTCACCAGAGGTGCGGGCAGATAGCTCATGGGCGTGGCGGATGTGCTCGGCCAAGATCTTGTCGCCTGCCAGCCCGCGCTTATGGGCGTGCTCGGACGACGCCTTGATGGCGTCCCCCTCGAGCCGCATCTTCTCCATGGTTACGTCAGCCTGCCTGTCCAAGTCACGGTTCTGATCGTCAGCCGCAGCACGGGCCTGCTGGAACTGCATCTGCTGCTCCTTCAGGGCAAGCTGCTTCTCCTTGAACGGATCCTGCGGCGCCAGACCAGCACCCTGCTGGGGCTGCTGCTGAGCCTTCACCATGTCTGCCTGAGCCCGGATCATGTCCGTCTGAGCCTTGGACTTAGCCGCGAACGACTTGGTGTCGGCGTCCTGCTTCTCGACCTGAGCCTTGGCCATGGCCTGCTGCATTTCCGGCGGGGGCTTGCCCTGAGCCGACTGGGGAGCCATGAACTGCTCTGGGTTGTTCCAGCCAATCGCCTGCAGCGCCGCCCTGTCGACCGCGATGGGGTCATACATGGTCGGGTTCGCCGCCTGCAGCTGCTTCAGCGCCATAATCTTCATCACACGCTGCGCGTGGCTGGCGGTGTTGGGATCCGCCTGCGGAACCATCAGCCCGTCGACGTATTCCAGCGCCATGAGGAACGTCTGCTCGTCCCACGGGTATGCCGGGCGATTGTTAGTCTGCCAGAAGCTCTCCGGGTGCTCCTTGAAGCACCGCGCCAGCAGGGTGAACTCCTGCGCCTGCGCTGCATGCATGCGCTTATGGACCGAATTTAGCACCTTGGTGGACTGTTCGATCATGGCCAGCGTGGTGCCGACCGGCGCATCGGCGCGGCCCTCGCCGACCTGCATCTCGGATGTGCCGCCGATCCGCATGCCCGTCTGGGCCATGTTCTCGACCAGAGCCATCAGGGCCTGAGACGGCTCCTTGTACGGCAGGGGCATGATGGCTTGGCCAATGGGCATGCCGCCCGTCTTCACCAGCGCACCACCACCGGGCGGAACCCTAAAAATGTTGGTGTTCTGGCGGGCGCCAGTGTCGGCCATCAGGAAGCCGGGGAAGCTGGCGAACATGCCAGCGTCCAACATCTCACGCCACGCGGCGGTCACAGCGTTGGTGGTGTTGCCGAGGATGTGCAGCAGCCCGATGCCGTAGAAGCCCAGCCCGGGCACAAACTGGTACGCCACGAAGTTCTGCCGGGATCTTGGCAGTTCCTTGGTTTCTTCGTCGTAGTTCCGGACGACGGACAGCACCTTGCGGGACGACACGTCGACGGTGATGATGTACGGGATCTCGAGACCCGTAACCTTTCCCTTACGCTTGTGCTCGTACCCACGGATATCCAACTCGCCGTAGATCTCGTAGATCTCGCGATCTCGATCATCCGGACGAATGGAGTTGGGCATGATGCCCTGAATGGCCTTCTTCTGATCGCGGACGCTGTCCTGCTTCTGCTCATTGGGCGTCGACAGGTCTTCGTCCTTGTACACGCCGAGGATCTGCATCCGGCGCACGGTGCTCGCCCGCATCATGATCCGGTGGGTGACACGCTTGGCGTTCCCAAGGTCAGTAGCCGAATTGTTGACGATCAGGTCATCGGCATCCACGCTCTCGGACACAGGGCGACCGCGCAGCGGGCAGAAATAGATCTTCTTGAACGCGGATCCACCGAAGCCAAGCATGAACAGCATGCGGTCGGTGTCCGGGTAGTACTCCGTCGCCGTCGAGGTCAGGTAGTGGTTCAGATCAAGCTCGAGCGCGTTGGCAAGCTGATCTGAATGGAGGTCTGCGTTGTTGTTGTCCTCGCGGATCTTCACCGGGCCGTCGGTCGGCAGCAGTTCTGACCGGGCATTGGCCTGAAAGCGCAGCACGGCTTCCAGCAGCAGGGGATGCCGCACACGGCTCATGCCCTCCACAGGGGCGCCATCAGCGGTACCCTGCGTACCCGGAAGCTCAATCTGCAAGCCGAGCAGCTTCAGCCCGCTGGCGCGCTCTTGGATCCACGACGTGCGGCTGGTGATGTCCTCTTCGACGCCCCGCAGCAGATCCTCAGAAATGCGGCTAAGCTCCATGGCATCGATTTTGTCGACCAGATTATCGAACCAGCCTTCAAGGTTGTCGTCGTTGGCCGCGTCCTCGACCGGTCGACCGTCCAGTGACACCGTGATCGAGCCATCCGGGTGCTCGATGCTCAGGATGTTTCCCTTTTCGTCGTAATCCGGCGTGTCGGACCCCTCGTCGGCGTCCTCGACAACGATCTCGGTGTCGCCAACATGGGTGGTGGTTTCGTCCCTCTCAGGGTCAACGAGGCGAAGAGAGGGGGAGAGACCGGGGGTCAAGGCCATGTTTGCATTCCCGACTGAAATTTGAGCGACGATAACACGCAGCGACGAAAGAAAAAAGGCGCACCGGTTAGGGCGCGCCGAGTGCTTCAAAGGAGGAGATCAAACAACCCACATTCCATACCCAGCCCGTCACACATCGTAAAGGGGCTTAATCGCTGGTTTTGCGCGGGAGCTTTCCTCGATCTGCTGCAAATGCTCAACGGATCGGGTCAGCAGGCCATTGGTCCGCATGTGGCGCAGCGCCTGAGACACGGTATCCACGAGGTCGTCGTGTTTCGCGCGGGGGAACTGCGCGCACTGGGTGATCACCTGATCGGCCCACGCTCTATCGGGGGCGTAGATCATGCCCTCCGCGAACAGGTGCTGGACGGAATACAGGCGGGCCATCTTATCCTGAGCCCCGGGGTTGATCAACTGCACCCCGAAATCCTCGCCCCCGTAGAGGCGCCGAAGCTCCTGAGCCACCGAAATGCCCGACGCCTTACCCTCGACCAGCAGCAGGTCCACCCGCATGCGCTTACACGTTAGGGCAACCTTGTTGACCAATTCGTGCAGGGGGAGCCGGTCAGCCCATGAGGAGATCATGACCAGCTTCGCGTGCTGCTCCGCGTAGGAGCGCCCCTCGTTGATCGCCATCTCGTACAGCGTACCGTTGCGTGAGACCACCTTGGTCGGGGTGGCCACAGTGTCAGAGGAGAATATCCCCCACACGGTCAGGGCCGACATGTCGTTCTCGGTCTTCTCGGTGTAGGCGGTGTCGAGGCTGGCCACGACGTAGTCCATGGCCGGGTACACGTCGTGATCCCACAGCTGCCACCACTCCCGCTTGATGATGCCGCCGCCTCGAGGCTCTGGCGTCTGCTGAAACTGCCCTGCGGTCGCGTATGGACCCATCGCCTTCTCGTCGCGACCCACGACCTCGACAGGGAACCGCTGCGGGAACAAAAGCTCCCCGTCTATCTCCCGAGGGTCCGCATAGCCCAGCACCGTCGGCATGGCGCGGCTTTGGTCGTAGCGCATGGGCAGCATGATGTGATCGTATCCCAGATCCTTCTCGAGGATCACGCCCGACACGTCCTCCTCGTGCAGGCGCTGCATCACCACGACGATGGCGGATAACTTGGGGTTGTTCAGGCGGGTCGGGACGGCCTCCAGAAACCATGTGTTAGTGCTGGTACGCACGGCCTCAGACGCGGCGCCATCCACCGACAGCGGGTCATCGATGATCACCCGGTCGCCTCGAGATCCCGTGATCGATCCGGCGGCAGCGGCCTGACGGAACCCCGTGGCCATGTTTTCAAACTTGGTCTTTTGGTTCTGGTCGCCGGTCAGCTTCACCCGGTCGCCCCAGTGCTTTTGGTACCACTCGGACTGAACCAGCCGCCGCATGCGGAGCCCGTCGCGCACCGCTAGATCCTGAGAGTGGGAGGCGCACACATAGCGCAGGTGCGGCATGTTGCGAGGGCCCCACTCCCACGCGGGCCAGAACACGCCAATGAGGAGCGATTTCATAGTACCGGGCGGAACATTTACCAACAGACGATTGTACGGCGTCCCATCGTCGAGCACATGCCCGTTGGTGATGGCTTCCAGATGCGAGCAGATGAAGTCGATGTGCCAGCCGTGGACGTATGCCTGACCGGGCTCGATGATCGACCACGATTGCTTCACGAACGCCGACAGGGACAGTTCGCACTTGCGCTTGCGGATACGATCAAGCTCCGCCTCGACGTCAATCGGGGCAGAGCTTCCTGTTAGCTTGGCGATGGTCGGGTGGCGAACCAGCTTCACGTCTTGTGGTGCCCCGAGATCGAGATGGCGAGGTCGAGATCCTTCAGGTTCTCTTGAATGCTGTTGGCCATGTTGTTCATCATGCCAGCAAAGGTGACGAGCAGGATCGGGCCATGCGTCCCCAACTCAAACCTTTCGCCATCCTCCGCCGACTGCATCAGCTTGGCGGTGATCCGCATCATGTCCACCTGATCGTGAACGCGTTCGATGTAATCTGCTACGTCAGGCACGGGGTCTCTCCATTGGTTTTCGGTTCTGTCTTAGCGTCGGGCGAAGCCAAAACCATGGCTGGACGGCCCCGTGCCTCCAGCAGCTTCATCAGCCGCCCGCTCATCTCCAGCAGCCCGATCAGCCGCGAAACCTCGGCGTTGAGGCGGGCGATCTCGGCGTCCTTTTTATAAATCTCGGCGTACAGTTTGTCGACGTAGTAGTCGTCGGTGATCATTTCTGGCGTTCTCCGTGAGGGGTGAGGTGCTACCACAGGTCTTCCGAAAACAGGTGGGGCGGAGCGCTGAGCTTTTCGACCTGCCCCGCCATCGAAGCTATCCGTGCCGCTTGCTCGCGTTCAACGAACCGGCCCGTGTTTGTCAAGAAGCCCTGAACGTGCGCCTCAATGGCACGCCCCGGATGCACCTGATCGATTGCCCAGAGCACATGATGATGCCGGGCTGGAGACGGCAGGTGCCAGACTTCCTCATCGAAGATAACGGCGGCAGCGATGATCGCCTCGTCTATTGAGCGGGGCTGCGGCACGTAGGGCCAGCCGTTATGCCAGATGCGAGCGGCGGGGATCGTCCCCTTCGCGATCTCCACGGCCTCCTTCATCGCGCCTATCAGGCGGTTCCCGGCATCGGTCATACTTCTCTCCCAGTGAAGGTGCCGGTCGCGACCCGAGGAGTAAGGGGTCCACCGGCTGACGGGGTTATTGCCCACTCGCCGTCTAACAGCCCTGCTGCAAAACCCGGGGGATAAGCCGGGCCACCATGACGCCCCCCCAGCAGGTGGGGATCAGGTAATTGGATTGACGCGTCCGGAGTTCCGAGGGAAAGAGCCCCGGACGCGTTTTTTGGGTGAATGCTGCGCACATCCCTCCCAAATGTGGGAGCGCCCGACATCTCCAGAGCCGGGCGCCCGCAGGCTACGCCCTCTTTGCGAGGGCTGCCTTGATGACGTTGACGGTCAGGACGACCGACGCCGTCGACTTGCTGTTCGCTGCGATCCAGTCGGCGCCAAGCTCAGCCTCAACGGCCTTCTTGTTGAGCGTCTTGGTCTCGCGCAGGGCGAAATTCACGTAGAAGGTCTCGCCGTCGATGCGGTCTGCGGCAGCGTTGCGAGCCTCGAACTCAGCGCGCACGGCGGCCTTGGCCTCGGTCAGCGCCTTGATCTGGACGTCGAGGTCGCCGTAGAGGTCGGCAAGCTGGGCGAGCGAGTGGTTACGGAACTGGCTGGTCATGATGGTCTCTTATCCGTGTTGTGGCACTTGATTGCGCCTATGGGTTTGTTCTAGAGGATAGCTCATGACAACGCAAGCGAATAATTCGAGAAAAAAACGAGGCCGCCCTGCCATCGGGATCGGCGTGCAGGTCAACGTCATGGTGCGCCCCGGATTGGGCGATGCCATCGACCAGTACGCTGCTCAGACAGGGCTCAAGCGCACCGACGCCGTGCGGCGCCTGATCAAGCTCGGCCTTGCCGCGTACAACGCCAGCCTCACCGAGTAGTCGGATCAGTTCGCCAAACCCTCGTCGTCCTCGCCGTCGTCTTCCTCCACCTCGTCGATCTCTTCGCCCTCAGCGATGATCTCCAGCGCCTCCTCGAGGGCATCCAGCGCACGTGCAGAGAGGTGATCGATGCTCAGCGTCGTGGTCACGTCCATCTCGATGGGCGCGCCATGCTTGCCGCTGAGTTCAACGCTCTTGTTCTCGCGCCAAGACTTCGGAAAACGGGCAGCCATCGAGCGGGACCAAACCGACGAATTGAAGCCCGGCGTCCACAAAGCCTTCTTGCCCTGCTCTGCCCACCATACCTCAGCTTTTTGCTCGGCACGTTCCATAGCGCGTAGAAATTCTGGATACTGCGCCATCCAATTGTAAATTGTTTTTACAGTGGTATCGAGCGCATCGGCGATGTCGACCTTCGACGCGCCGTCCTGCCCCATCGCAATCGCTATCTCGCAAAACTCGGGCTTGTAGGCTGACGGTCGACCGAGCGGCAGGCGGTCTTCCGGCTTCTTCCGTGGGGTTGCCATATCGGCCTCCTTGTTGCCCCGAATATAGCGTGCCGGGCATGCCAATGCACCCCCCTCTCTCCGCACCCCTCGCCCGACCCCTCGTCCCCCCATTTTTGTCGGGATCGGTGTTAGCACTGTTAGCGGTGTTAGCCCCTCCCTTTTAGAGCCCCTATTAAAACCCTTTTATCTGAGAACATAGAGATAGAGTAAACACTGATAACAGTGATATATAATCATATATATATATTATATTTTACAAGGGTTTACGCCTTCCAGCGGTGTTAGCAGACCCCCCGTAAACTTTGATCGATGTTAGTACTAACACCGACGTTTTTGCCCCTCCTGCCCTCTGCTAACACCGCTCTCGAGGTCAGTGCCCGAAAAACGTAAAAAAGGGGCCAAATGGCCCCTAATTTTCAGGTCGAATAGCCCGTTTTTGGGCCATCAAAAAGCTCTCAGGTCGACGTCGGTGCCGTACCCGTAGACGCTGTTTTGGACCATGGTTTTCGCTTCATGAAGAGCGCCCCGCAGGCGAAATCCGTCCTGCAGTCAGCGCCACGCTTCTTCATCAGCCAGAACCCCTGCCGGGTGATCCCAAGCAGGGCGGGGAGGTCTGCCTCCCTCTGCACGATGCCCTTTTCGACCATAGCCAGCGCCCACGCCCTGAAGTCGTCTGCGCTCATGGTTGTCTTGGGAGACTTGCTCATTCGTCCTGTGCCTTCGTCGTGTCGCCGTATCGATCCTGCATCTGCCGCATCAGGGTGTCGATCTCCTTTGATGTGGCCAGCTGCATCTCGTCCATGTCGGAGACGCTGCAGGGGATCTTCAATTGCCTCAGCTTGCGCGAAAGGCGGAGCGCGGGGATCGGCCTCATGATAAGGGCGCGAGGTGCCTTGCCGGGCTCTGTGTACTCAACGGTGCGTATGTTGGAGGTCATGTTTTTCTTTTCTAGAGGTTTAGGTGAGGGGTTTTAGCCTAGAAGCCAGAGAGTAGATACGCGAGCAAAACCGTGCCCAGCGCGGCGAGGAGCGCCCAGATTGCGTTGTGTTCTGCCATCATTTTAGCGCCCCGTGATCTTCTTCAACTCGGCGCGCAGGGTCTGGGCCTGAGCAAGAACGGTGGTGGCGCGGTTGCTGAGGTCGGCGGCTTCGGCCACCATGGCGTTGACTTTCTTGTTGAACGCCGCCGTCTCGGTGACGATGTTGGTAACCATGTTTACGGCGCCGTCGATCTCATCGAGCAGGGCGATCACCTGCGGGTTCAGGGCGGCGTGGGCCAGGCCGAAATTCTCATCTCGGATGGTCTCGACCCACTTTCGAGGGCAGTTGAGATCTTTGGCCACGCGCTCGTCGTTCCAGTCCTTGATGTAGCCGGTGGTCTCGTCGAGGTAGACCTCCTCGATCTTGGCAAAAACGATGCGCCGATCCTCGCGGGTCATTTCGCGGGGCGGCAGTTCGCTGACGCCATTGAGCTTCGGCTTGATCTCGACGACCTTGGTGTCGTGGGGCATGGGTCTCTCCTTGGGTGTGGTCTTGCGGGCAGATGCGGTGCAGGCCGGGCACAGATCCTTGCGGGGCGTGCTGCCGACGGTCCAGCCCTTGTTGCGCAGGAACTTGGTGACGGCCTCAGGCGGCAGGTTCTTGCCCTGCCTAGAGGCCCTCCCAGCCTGCTCCTCGGCGTTGCACGCCGAGCAGGTGATGTGCGGGGCGCCATCCTTGGTTATCTCGAAAAAACGTTCAGCCATGGTCGATCAATCTCTCCAATTTGACAGACACTCACGACCGCTTCCGTAGGCGGTCGGGAAACACGAAATCCAGCGCCTCGGCTAGGCGGCGGACCTGATACAGCGGCAGGTTCTTGCCCTTGTTCAGCGAGGGGTGGCGCAGCTGGTCGATGGTCCGCTTCGGTATGCCGGAGATGTCCGCCAGCAAGCGCGTCGAGACGTTGAGACGCTCCTGCTCGTCGAATAGCTGCTTCAGTAGCGGGTCGTATGCGGTGCTGGGTTGCAGCGGTCGCCCCTCGCGGCGCGGGTTGGTGGTCATCGTACCTCCTTGGTTGGTTGAATAGTAAGTTCGAGGCCCAGCACGTTGAGACAGGCCTCGAGGATGCCCCGTTGGATAGGTTGGATCAGTTGGAAGACCATACGATTTTCGCGTATGCTTCCCACTTGTCGATGAGCGGTTGCCATAGATCTTCGATGGCGAAGTCTGCCCATGCCCCGCGCGGCGAGGTGCCGTACTCAGTCATTCGATGGCCAGCCAGCACGTAAAGGGCGAACTCGCCTGCAAACCCTTGGTCGCGGATGAAGTCGAAGGTGGTTTTGTCTCGAACAGCCTTCAACGCCCCGATCATCAGGTCGTCGCTTTCTGAACTGTAGCTGCCATAGATGCCCTCGATGACATCGGACCACGGGTCGAACACTTCGTCGTGGACGGATTGGCCATCCTCTGGCAGCGGCTTATCCAAGGCCGCTTTTAGCTTTCCGCGCATGTCGCTCAGGTCAAGAGCGACGATGACATGGTCGATGCCTTCCACGCCGAACTTGACATCTTCGATCATCATCGCTTCGATGGCGGAGCGGGCGCTGGCCTCGAACAAACGCCATGCCGGTTGCCCGTTAACCTCATCGTACTCGCGGTAGTCTCTGGCCTTAGCTATCGCCCTTGCCACGCGTTCAACCATTGCGCTGTCGCTCATTCATTGCTCCTTTGGTCGGCATGTCGGGTAGCCAGAAAGCCCCTCAATGGCCGCAGTCACCTTCTTCCAATCGTACTTGCGCCCCGGCGCCATCACCTGTTCAGCATCGCAACCGTCGCAAACCCACACAAGTTTCTCAGACATATCCATCTTCCTCGTTCAGGGGGTTGGGGGAGTACCGGCAAGACCGCAATAACCGTGCCGTGGGTCGAACAGATCGATTTTTTCGCGTCGTCTTCGGTCATATCTCTGTTCCTTCCGATGAGTTAGGCGGCGCGGATGGCGTCAGCGCACGACGCGCAGGCAAACCGCTCCTCGAATGAGCCAAGCGGCTGGTCAGTGGTGTACTCGAGCGACAGGAAGGCGTGCGCCTGCTGTTCGCAGACCCGCGCTGCCCGTTCCCGTTCCGTGGCTATTGCGACCATTGCCACAGCCGCAGCCATGCTCCGAATGCCGTACTCGCAGCCGCCTTCGAGGTCGGGTTCGCTTTCGTACAGCACATCAAATGCGCTGCTCGTTTCGTCCCACAGGTCTTGCGGGCACCAGTCCGGCTTGCTGTCCGTGCTCATTCGGCCACCCGCTCGGTCAGCTGCGGAGCCGGACGGGTGGGCGTCGTGTTGAGCGCCGTCTCGACGCGGATGACGATAGCCGTCAGGTCGCGGCGGCGGTCGAGGCGGGCGTCGATCTCAGTCTGTAGGCGCGAGATCTCGGCGTCGATGTCCTCGATCTCACGGGTAGCGGCGGCGCGCTTGGAGTAAAGGAACGCATCGAACTCGGAACTCTCGAGGATGTAGGGGCGGACGCTCGAGGGCATGGGCGTGAGCTGCACGTCGGTCGAGTGCTCGACGAACTCGGTCACGCCGGTCGTGGTCTTGCTGATGGTGGTGGTGGACGGCTTCTTGGCGGTCATGTCTTTTTTTCCTTGCGGTTAGTGGTTTTAGGTTTCGGGTCTTTCTCGCGGGTCGGCCAATGCATCGGGCGGTCGGCAGACAACACAAAGAAATCGGTCTGGCCCATGTAGCCGCGCCCATGCGCGTTATCGATTACTGGGCACCGGCAACCATGCGCTATGGCATCATCGCTACCGGGGTTTGGTGTTTTCATGTTTCCTCCTCGATTGGCACCGCCACGATCTTGAGCCCGACAGATTGGGCCATGTCGATCATCATCCGCATTGATGGGCTTAGTCCGTCACCTCTGACCAGTGGGTTTCGCAATGCCCTGATTGCTTTTTCTCCGTAGCCTGAACGATTTGAAACGTCATGCACTGACATTCCGCGCTGCTCGGCTTCGGCGAAGATGGTTTGCACTAAATCGAATGGGCTGGAGCATGGTTTGCTATATGGCACGGTCATGGCTCCTCCTTGTCGGGTTCAGAGAAGACGCAGATCAGCCCGCACTCGGCATCGAAGTCTTCCGAAGGGTCTGCGAACATATCTGGCTGGGCATCAACCTCGGCGGCCAAGGCGGCGTACCGGTCGCGCTTGTCGAACCACGCGCCGGTCTTCCGCTCCTGCTCTGCCCACCAGTCGGCAATGCCGGGATTATCGCGGATCAGTTGCTTGCGGAGGCCCCTGCCCTTGAGAAAGCACAGGTCGCAGTTACCCTCGCCCGGCTTCAGGCCAAGGTCGAAGTCCTGCGCCGACCAAAAGGCCATGACAGCAGCCTTGTCGATCCCAGCTTGCCAGAGGGGCGCGAGGCACTTCCTGCCATCGACAGCGTTCCTGCCGACCATCTTGGCTATGCGCGGAAGCTCGTCGGCACGAAGCCCGATGACTTCGGAGCATTCCCCCGGTGTCCAACCCAGCGTCTTCAGGAACGCCGTCATCGCGCCGACCTTTAGGAAGCCGGTACACCAGCGAGCTTGCCAGTTGGGCAGCGCCGACTTATTCTCGACAAGGGCAGCAAACGGCTCACCGGCTCGGCTGGCGCTGTTGAACCCGACTTCCTCGAAACCCGGCTGCTTGCCTCGGCGGTATTCGACCCAGCGGATGCGTACACCCCAGCGCGTCCCGCACTCGTGGACGAAGCGCAGGGTTTCTTCCCGCTCCTTGCCGGTGTTGGCAAACGTCACCACCACATCGTCGGGCAACGTGCCGCCGTGAGCCTGCAAGATGCGCCAGAGCATGTAGGCCGATGTGCGCCCGCCAGAGAACGAGATAATGGCAGGGCCGGTGACGTAGAACGGGTCCATCATCCCCTCCCCCTTTTCTCGGCTTCAACCGCGCGGGCCTTCTGCTCGTCAGTGAGGTCGCGGCGGGCGGCGCGGCTGGCCATCGCGGTTCGCTTGGTTTCGTCGGTCGCGCGGCCCAGCGCGAGCCCGTCAGCGGCCCTATGGAGGCCCGTGGCGGCCGTCTCCAGCGCCGCCGATAGATAGTCCAGCGTCAACGGATCGGCGCTTGTGGCTAGGTCGAATGCGTCGCGCTCCGTCTCCGTCATTTTGCCGATTTCGGAAACGGCTTCGGCCAGCAGCTTCGCCACCCTTTCCGCCCGGATGAGCGCGGCCCGTGGATCGGTTGTCATGGCTTGGTTTTTCGTGCGGGTGTTGCTCATGGCCACAGTCCTATTGCGAGCAGGACCGCACCAACGCAGCCCATGCTGATGAGGTAGATGGCGATGTCGGTGATGTCGCCGTTTGAAAACAGTTTCATCTCTCAGTACCTCGACCGCTGGTAGCCGTAGGGGTCGGCATCCTCGCACCGCTCAATGATGAGCGCGTCCATCTTGGCGCGAGCATCGAGGCGATACTCGATCTGCGATGGATCGCAGGCCATGTGCAGCGCGTAGATGGCGCGGTGGGCGTCGGTCATCCATCCGTAGTTGAGTGTCGGGGTGTAGGGGTTGCCGTCGAGGTCGGTGGGGGTGTGTGTCATTTGGTTACGATCCTTTCCCGTCGCCGTAGCCGGAGCCGTCGCCGTCGCCGTCTCCGTAGCCGTCGCCGTCGCCGGAGCCGAAGCCGTCGCCGTAGCCGTCGCCGTAGCCGTCGCCGTAGCCGGAACCGTCGCCGTCTCCGTAGCCGGAGCCGGAGCCGTCGCCGTAGCCGTAGCCGGCTCCGGCTACGTCTCCGTCTCCGTAGCCGTCGCCGTCGCCGGAGCCGTCGCCGGAGCCGGAGCCGGAGCCGTAGCCGGAGCCGTAGCCGGAACCGTAGCCGGAGCCGGAGCCGTAGCCGTCGCCGTAGCCGTCGCCGTAGCCGTCGCCGTCGCCGGAGCCGGAGCCATAGCCGGAGCCGTAGCCTTCGCCGTAGCCGTCTTTTGCAGGGTCATAGTCTGGCTCATCGCCATCGAGCATGATCACACGGTCCACTTTTGCGCCTCCAACGTCTTCACCGCCTTGTCGGTGCAGTCGATGATCGCGCACGCGCCAATGACGGTAACGCGATCGGCGGCGGCTGAGAACTTGCCCTCTTTAACGCCGTGCGTGGCGCAGTCGATCAGCGTGCCGCCCTCGGCAGCGGTCCACGACCACATCTGCCGCGCATCGCGCAGGTGGACGGTGCTGCCCTCGTAGCCGAGCAGATATCCGTAGATGCACCCGGCATCGCGGCTGCGGACGATAACCGGACGTTCGGTTGCGGCGTTGATGGGCGTCGGTACGGCGAACATGTTTGCCAGTTCGCGGGCCTGCTTGATGGTGATGTCGTCGATGTTCATTTGGTTGGTTCCCTGTTTAAATTGAAGTTAGGCGGTGGTGGTCTCGTCGATCAGGCGGAGCGCGTCAGCCGGGGACACGCGATCCTCGCAGACAGCGTTCGCCATGAAATCAGCAATCGCTTCCTCGCGGGTGGAGCCGTAGCCGTCGATGCCGCTCTCTTCCTCGCCGTCAAAGTAGGCGTGCCAGTCGAGTGTGCGAACCGGGATCGGCGGGTAAACGTGGGTGGTGACAATCCTCGGCAACTGCTCGTTGTGTTCGCGGCTGGTGGTGGTCATGTTGGTCTCCAGAGGTTGGGGTGACTAATGCAGGGTCAGATAAGGTCGGGCTCTTCGCCCCGGTAAATGTCGGCAAGGTAGTTTCCAGTGTCCCAGAGCAAATCGCCGCCGTGCTCATAAATGGCATCGAGCAATTCGTAGGTGACGGGGCGGACGTAAAAGAACTCGAACCACGTCTCGTCGTCGACCGGGTTACCCTCAATGTCGAGCGGGCGGTCGAGATCGGCCCTAACGTAGTGCCATGCCTCGTCAACCGATGCGCCCGCGCCGTGGATGACGTAGTTGTTGTCGTAGATGATGTAACCGGCAGTTGCGATGGTCATGTTGGTCTCCAGAGGTTGGGCGGAACCGTTCCGCCGATGAAGTGACCCTACAGGACCACTTCCATGATGTAAAGTCATTTTACACGAGATGCATACTCGACCAGCGCTTTTCCCTCTT